CAGCAGCATGGAGGATTTTGACGACATGAGCCAGTACCACCTCGAACTTATCGCCGCCCTTGAATTCGCCCGGCTGATGATGCGGCTGGGCGTGGGGCAGCACTGACGAGACCATTTCGCGCGCGAGCGCATCAACGAAGTAGCACAACGACAACACGGAGAAAACTATGGGATTGGGCGTCACCGCTTACAAGGGCATCAAGAAGGTCGACTGCGTTTTCGATGAGGACGGGGATCCGATCGACCCGACCACGCGCGAATACGTCGACTACGACGCTCGCGCATACGTAAACCCGGATTATCCGGCGCGCGCGGACAACATCGAACACATGGGCGTCTACAGCGCCGAGGCTAGCGCGCATGTCGACTGTGGCGCATACAGCCGCTATAACCGCTGGCGCGATGAGTTGGCGAAGTTGGCCGGTTGGCCGCTCGGCTCCTACGAGCAATACGGCCGCTCTTGGCCGAGCCATGCGGCATCCGCATGGGATGCGACTGAAGGCCCGTTCTGGGAATTGATCAGCTTCAGCGACTGCGATGGAATCATCGGACCCATCACCAGCGCGAAGCTGGCAAAGGATTTCGCCGAATACGCCGAGCGCGCCAAGGAAGTCGGCGGCTACTTCTATGACCAGTACCGGCAATGGCGCGCCGCGTTCGAGATGGCGGCCGACAACGGCATGGTGCGCTTCCACTAACCACCACCCCGCCCGGCCAGCCCGGGCGCACAACTACAACGGGAGAACCTGATGAGCAAAGTGATAATTAAATTCAAGAGTCCGGACGCGATCAGCGAAATGATGTGGGCACGCCACCCGCGCAGCGAAGACAAGCAGGAGAAGTTCTGCGACGAATACTTCGAATACGGCGACTATGGCCGAATCGAGATCGACACTAAGACCCTCGCCGCGCGCCTGCTGCCCCGGAGCGAGTGGAAATGACCACCCTCGTCCGCGCCACCATTTGCCTCGTGCTGGCTGCGCTGACCGGCTGCGGTAACAGCCAGCCGCCAACAGAGACTGTCAATGCTCCTTCCGGGCTCGATTCGTTCACTGACACGGCGACGGGGTGTGAATATCTCGGGCGATACAAATTTGGATTGGTTCCGCGCATCGCCGCTGACGGCCATTCGCACATGGGCTGCAAAGGGTCGCAGCCATGACGCTGACACGCTCTACCGCGCTTCGCACCACGCTCCGCGAGCGTAAGTGCACCGTCTGCAAGAGCAAGTTCACGCAGCAGCGGCCGATGCAGGCTGTGTGCTCGCCGGCCTGCGCAATCGCTCACGGCAAGAAGGTAGCAGCCAAGCAGGCAGCAGCACGGGTGCGCGCCGACCGCGCCGCCACCAAGGCAGCGCTCGAAAAGTTCAAGACCAAGACCCAATGGATCGCCGACGTCCAGAAGGTGTTCAACGCCTACATCCGCGAGCGCGACCGCGACCGGCCGTGCATCTGCTGCGGCCAGTTCTTCGACGCCAAGGACACGATCACCGGTGGGCAGTGGGACGCCGGCCACTACCTGTCGCGTGGGTCCGCCGCGCATCTGCGCTTCGACGAGCGCAACGTGCACAAGCAGCTCAAGGGCCACAACCGGCCGGGCGGCACCACTCGCGGCCAGTTCCGCGCCGGGATGATCGCACGGCTCGGCCTCGCCGCGGTGGAAGCGCTGGAAGCCGACCAGACGCCACGCAACTACACCATCGACGACTTGAAGCGCATGAAGGCGGAGTACGCGGCCAAGCTGCGCGCATTGAAGGAGACGACATGAGCATATTTGGAGATCGTACGGCACAGGGTTCATTCGAGGACGCGCGCCGGCTAAAGGTTTGCGGCACATGCAAGCGCGACATCCTTCCGCCTGCGTCGCTTCCCGGCCTTGGCTATTACTGGTCGCACTTCTGCCAATGCGTGAAGGTGCAAACGCGTAAGGAGGCACCATGACCACCCTCGCCCTCTGGCTAGCCCTATCTCCGGTAGTCGGCATCCTCGCCGGCCGATTCATAAACACTGGCATGGTGGAGAAGCAGCCTTGACGGAACAACACGACATCGACACCCGGCTGGACAACTGGTCCCGCTGGCTCCGCTCCCTGGAGCGCAACCGCGGCTCGTGCATTACCGGCATCATCTGCGCCAACATGCGCGAGGCCGCGCTCGGCAACGTCTGGAGCGGCCACGACGCGCCCGAGCCGATCGACACAAACGACGCCCAGCGCATCGAGCGCGCCATGCGAAGCGTCATCAAGCCAAAGCGCGACGCACTACGCCTGCACTACGTGGAGGGCGCCCGGTGGCAAATCATCTGCCGGCGCGCACACGTTCGGGTATCGCGCGAGCACTTCGACATGGTGATGCGGCAGGCCCGCGAGGCGGTAGAATGGCAGGTCAACAAGGAGGGATGATGAACACCGACGACAACCCTTTCCGTAAGGGAGAATGGCGCAATGGCCAGTTCTACCCGTACAAGAGCCAAGCCGACCTGGGATCAAGCAAGGCCGATCTCGTCCGGCGCCAGGAACTGGCATGCGGCTGGCAGCCGAGCGATGACGACGACAAGCACGGCGTGCCCGTGCAGCCGTCGCGCGGGCCCGGCATCCCAGCCGCCGACCTGGAGTTGCTGACGCTGGCCGCGCGCGCCATCGGCGCCGTGCGCGTCGAAACCGTCGATGGCGAAAACTGGCTCGTGCTGCACTTCGCAGATGGCACGGTCGTGCACGGCTGGAACTCGATGCAGTTCAGCGGTGATGCGTTCGAGATGCTCGTAAGGCTGCAAATGCATGTCGAGGCCTACGATGACAGCGTCGAGGTATTTTTCGGCGAAGGTGGCCATGTGGAAGAGGGATTTACCGGAACTGATCCATACGCGGCCACCCGCCTCGCTGCAACGCGCGCCGCCGCCGAGATCAGGAAGGCTAAGGGATGAGCACGGACCGAGAATTGCTGGAACTGGCGGCGAAAGCGGCCGGATATGAGATCGAAGAGTCGGAAGTGGGCGGTAAAATCAAACTTTACCGCATCGGTGAACTGCTCCAATGGAACCCGCTGACCGACGACGGCGACGCGCTGCGCCTGGCGGTGAGGCTTAGGCTCAATGTCTACCACGAATCCAATCTTGCCGATGTGCACGGGACGGTGAATGGGCGGGATGTGTATGCCACGGAAGCATACTTGGATGACCCGTACGCCGCCAGTCGCCGCGCCATCGTCTGCGCCGCTGCCGAGATCGGGAAGGCCATGGCATGAAGGTCGCCGAACTGGAAGGCGCGCTGCTCGATGCGTGGGTGGCGCGAGCCGAGGGATACGACGTTGTCCCGGCGCCCACTGACCCGCAAGGATGCTGGGTCGACACTGGCGGTACCCCGTTTCCGTTTCGGCCCTCGACCGACTGGAGCCAGGGAGGCCAGATCATCGAGCGCGAACAGATCGCAATCGAAACTGGCGGCGAAGGTAAGTACAACCCGCGTCCGCCGACATGGTATGCGATCTGCGATGGCATCTTCGACTATGGCCACCATCACCAAGGCGAAGGCCCCACTCCCCTCATCGCCGCCATGCGCGCATACGTGGCATCGAAGTTCGGCGAGGAAGTACCTGATTCCTAAGCGAAATCTCTTGACAGCCGGCAAACTCAGCAGTAAATTCCAAGCAACAACTTATTTCCGTCACTCAAGACGCGTCGATTGCTCCCATGCGGGAGCTTTCGGCCGCCTGGAGAAAATGAGGCCCCGCGATCAGCAGTGATCCGGGGCTTTGTCGTTTACCGCTCCCCGTTGTCTCCGCCCGTAAGGGAACTCAGCCCCGGCCTCACCCGCCGGGGCATTTTTTTATCCAAACACCATGCTCAAACCCACCGGCAACCGCATCGTCGTCCGCCTGGACGAGAACCTGCCCACCGCAATCGATGGCTTCGTGCTGCCTCCGAAGACCGACGCATGGCGCGCGAAGGATGGCGCCGTCGAGGGCATGAACCGCGGCACGGTCGTTGCCGTCGGCCCGGGCATGCGCCACCCGAAGACGGACAAGCTGCTGCCGATGGCTACCCAGGTGGGCGATGTCGTGCGCTTCTCCGAACTGCAGTACCACACATTCACCGAAGACGGGCACAAGCACGTGCTCATCTCGGAGATGGACATCCTGGGCGTGGAAATGCCGCACCCGGCCGGCCTGGTCGATGTGCAGGCGGAGAAGGTGGCGGCCTGACCATGAGCGAGTCCACGTACACGCCGGAGATTGGCGCCGCGTTCTGCGCCGCCATGGCGTCTACCACTGACAGTATCGCGACCATCTGCCGGCGCGATGGTATGCCCAGCAAGGCCACGGTGTTCCGCTGGAAGGCCGAAATTCCCGAGTTCGCCAAGATGTACGAGGCCGCCAAGTTGGAACAGCTTTACGCCGGCATCGAGGAGTGCACGGAGATCGCCGACACGGCCGAGCCGACGAGCGAAGGCATCCAGCACGCCAAACTGCGCATCGATACGCGCCTGAAGGTCGCCCAGCGACTCAAGCCGAAGGAACTGGGCGAGAAAGTCACCAACGAGCTTACCGGCCCCGATGGCGGCCCGTTGCAATTCCAGAGGATCGAGCGTGTCGTCGTCCGTCCTGCAAATCCAGACGCCTGAGGTCTTCCTACCGCTGCTGGAGCCAGCCCGTTACAAGGGCGTGCACGGCGGCCGTGGTTCAGGCAAGTCGCACTTCTTCGGCGAGATGCTCGTCGAGCGCTGCATCATGGAGAAGACCGACGCCGTCTGTATTCGCGAGAATCAGAAGTCGCTCGACCAGTCGGTGAAGAAGCTCCTCGAAAACAAAATCGCGTCGATGAACGCCGGCGCCTATTTCGAGGTGCAGGACAAGAAGATCCGCGCGCACAACGGCGGCCTGATCATCTTCCAGGGCATGCAGAACCACACCGCGGAGTCGATCAAGTCGCTCGAAGGCTACGACATCGCATGGGTCGAGGAGGCGCAAACGCTGTCTCAGCGCTCGCTCGATATGCTGCGCCCGACCATTCGTAAGCCGGGCTCCGAAATCTGGTTCAGCTGGAACCCGCGTTTCGAGACTGACCCGGTGGATGTGCTGCTGCGCGGCGAAACGCCCCCGCCAAACTCCGTCGTGCTGGAAGCGAACTACCACGACAACCCGTGGTTCCCCGATGTGCTGCGCGACGAGATGGAGTACGACCGCAAGCGCGACATCGACAAGTACACGCACATTTGGCTTGGCCAGTACCAGCAGAACAGCGAATCGCGCGTCTTCCGCAACTGGCGTGTCGAAGAGTTCGACGTCGACCCCACGCAGATCATCCGCCAGGGCGCGGACTGGGGCTTTTCGGTCGATCCGACGGTACTCGTCCAGTGCTACATCGTCGGCCGCACGCTGTATGTGCCGCATGAGGCATACCGGGTGGGCTGCGACATCGTCGACACGCCGGCGCTGTTCATGAGCGTCCCGGACGCTGAGAAGTGGCCCATCACGGCCGACAGCGCCCGCCCGGAGACGATCAGCCACATGCGCAAGAACGGCTTCCCCAAGATCATGCCGGCCGTGAAAGGCGCGCGCAGCCTGGAGGAAGGCGTCGAGTTCCTGAAGTCGTTCGACATCGTCGTGCACCCGCGGTGTAAGCACCTCATCGACGAGCTGACGCACTACAAGTACAAGGAAGACCCGTTGACGGGCCTCGTGCTGCCGGTGCTGGAAGACAAAGACAACCACGTGATCGATGCGCTGCGCTACGCCTGCGAGGGCGCGCGGCGTGCACAGAAACCACAGGCCGTGAGCCGCACCATTGCGCCTCCGCCGCGGGTCTACCACTCTGAAGGATGGATGGCGTGAGCGAAGTCACCCAAGAAATGCGCCGCCGGCTGAACCTGGCCCGCGATGCCGAAGGCGGCAACCGCAACGACCAGCTCGAAGACAACCGTTTCCGGTTCGGCGAGCAGTGGCCGGCCGCGATGAAGCTCGCACGCCAGCAGGACGGCCGCCCGGCGCTCACGATCAACAAGACCGATACGTTCGTGCGCTCGGTAGTCAACAACATGCGCGCCCAGCGTCCGCGCATCCGCGTGCATCCGGTGGCGGACGGCGCCGACGTGAAGAAGGCCGACGTCATCGAGGGCCTGATTCGTCACATCGAGGTCAACAGCAACGCCGACCTGGCGTATGACACGGCCGGCGAGTTCCAAGTGTCGATCGGTGAGGGCTACTGGCGCGTTTGCTCGCGCTACGTCGCTGACGACAGCTTCGATCAGGAACTGTACATCGACCGCATCCGCAACCCGTTCACGGTCTACATGGACCCGTCGGCCACGATGCCGGACGGCTCGGATGCGGAATGGTGCATCCTCACGTCATCGATGAAGAAGGATGCCTTCCGCAAGAAATACCCTCACGCGAAGATTGCGGACGTCAAAGACCTGGGCCCGGGCGACGATAAGGCCGTATGGGCCAGCGCTGAGGAAGTGGTCGTTGCCGAGTACTACCGCTTCGAGGACACGCCCGATACCCTCTGCCTGCTGTCCAGTGGCGTCAAGATGTTCAAGTCGCAGATCGATCACGAGGCGCTCGAAT